TTGACGGGGGGTAGTATCTTTATCTCTTGATACAGCTTTTCTACCAGGATGTTTGATTTGAACTCGAGTTTTCTCAGGGTCAGGTGTCTCCAACTCTTTAAAATCGCGTTCTTGGACTTTGGTTATTTCTTCTAATAAAGGACCTTTTTCTATAATGTTTCTCACGTAAGGCCCAGACGGTCTGTTTTCAATTTTGCAACGTATTGATATTAATTCTTTTTTAGGATTCTCAACATCATGAATACTGATTTCCGGTCTAGCTTTGGTACCAATATATGAAGCAGTTAAATCAATGTTCCTTAACTTGTATTGAAGATTTTTGAATCTTAAAATCTTAAAGCCGCCTTTTGCAAAATCAACTAGCTCAACATTAGAATCTCCCAAGGTTGCAAAATGAGTTACAGCATGGGCAACATTGTCAACAAATCTTGCTTCTTCGGTATCACTGTCACCGGCCAGCTTTGTCTGTAATTCATCAACGATTTGTCTGTACATGTATTCAATTGCTTTGAACTGATCTTTTTTGGCTTCTTGTTCGTATTTGGCTGTATAAGGAGATACATCTATTCCAAAGTATCCAAACAGTTTATTCATTGTTTCGACGCTTGTGCCACCTACTTGTCCAAATTGTGCTACTCCACCAACTTTCAAACTGGCATTCAATTTAAGTGTGCGCATGGCACCATTTTTATCTTTGATAGCTACCCAAACATCTGATTTCTTTTCTGTTTCACTGGCAGCACCGTCTGCCATGATATTGATTTCATCAGCACGACCATTAATATAAAAATACTTGCTGTATCTTTCAGCCATTGGATTATTAACGTAGGCAGCAGCACTAGCAAGCTCATTTGCTAATAACTTACGTTTGAGCGGATTCATTAGATCTTGGTAAGGTGCAGTTTTTAACTTTAGTATAAAACTAATTGTGTCAGCAATGTCGCTTTCGGCATCATTGACTGTGACACTATAAGTGTCGTCTCCTTGAGCTTGTAGAGTGTCCAACACATTTGTGATGTCTGCTGGGGTAACTTGTCCTACTTCTTCGCCAGGTTGTCTTTTGGTAAATTTAGCAAACATGGCTGCACCAAGTATACCTTCACTTACTTCACCTTTATTACTGATAGTACTTTCTTTACTGTGGTTTAAAGCAGTTTCAATGGTGCCTGTGGTTCCTATAACATAAAAATACACATCGTCTTCGGTACGGAATTCATATACATCTGTTCCTTTGCCAAATCGTGTGATTATCTCGCTTTTGTTAATCAAGGACTCAAGACCTTTAGATTTGTTTGTAAGCTCAATAATACCAGCTGTGTCAAGACCTAAGGCGGCCAATTGACTGGACAGTTGTTGTCCGGCAGCACTGTTACTAAAAATAAATTTATGACCCGGGCCGTATTTGCTTAAGGTGACTTCGTTAAGGATAATGTTTATAAGATCGCGCATAATAACATATTTACCGGTTTTATCTATTCTGTTTATTCATGTTGCAATGCAATAAATATCTATACACTTAAAGGAGTATCAAAAATGGACTGGCAAAGTCTTGTAGAGCGTCTGCGTGAAATGTTTCCTAATCAATCAAAATCAGAACTCGAGCAGTATATCGAAAGTAAAAACCCACAAAATGGAGCCGATGTTGAACACTGGTTACAGCAGTGGACATACAATAACAGCAAAGATTATCTAAGTTTATAATCTTTCAATATCTTCTTCCACACACTGTTCACCGTATTGTATTTCAACAATAGTGCATGGCTTTGTAAAAGGATTTGTTAACTGATGCCAAGCATTGGCAGGCACACGCCATTCATCGTACTTGCTCAATATTTTAGGAGGATTAGTTAGGTCACCTGGCATAGCCATGTTGATCATACAGGATCCTTCAGTAACCATCCAATATTCACTACGGAATTGATGGCGTTGCATGCTTAAAGTTTGCCCGGGTTTTACTACCAGAGTTTTTACTTTGGCACCAGGAATTTCATTAAGCACTGTGTAAGAACCCCAAGGTCTTTCTACTTCGACACTGGTCCATTTTTTTAATATATGACTACTGCTGTTGAGTTTGTCTTCACCTCCGACTCCAAACACAAATTCAACATCATCAAAGATCATCTCAGGGATATTGTCTTGATTTCTGTCGCCACCATTAGCAAAAACAATATCGTCGTCAGGAAACATTTCTTTTGTTTTACGTATTGCATCACAGGCAGTGCCATCACTGTCGTCAAATTCAATTACACGATCTACCATGTGTAGATTGTCAAGAATTGTCATACGCTCGTGCCATGACATAAATGGCCTACCTTTCTTACGTGTAAGCCATTCATCCGAATTGAGCCCTACAACGAGCCAATCACCTAAATGATCTGCATGATTGAGATATTTTATATGCCCTGAATGTAAAGGATCAAATCCTCCAGTAGCTATTACTATTTTCATTCTTTTATTCTATGAAAATCTTTATCTAACCAAGTGGTAATTATTTCATCTTGCCTAACGTAACCGTAAGTGTTTATACAATATTCAACACTTTCATTTACTAGTTTTAGATCTATTAGATCATGCCATGTGGTAGTTTGCGGATTCATGGGTTCAATTTCGCTTTTATAGACAGCGATATACAACCACATATCGTTTTCTTTTTTTGTAAAATATGCATCGCGGCAATCAAACCCATTTACAGCAAGCATGTACATTAAATTAACAATGTTATGATTGTAGTACCAACCATTGTGGCTGATGTTATTGAGTCTGTTGTGTTTATAATGAACTGCTTGCGGAACTGTAAGAATCAACATTCCGTTTACACTCATCATTTCGTTCCATTGGCGTAGAGTGCCTATTGGGTTAGTAATAAATTGAAAAGTGTCATGACACCATACTAAATCTATTTGTCTAGGAATAAAACGAACAGGATCTTCTAAGTTGGCTTCAATGACTTTTACATTTTCGAGAGCACTAACTTCACTTCTAATTTTTTTAGTGTTAGAAGTCACTGCATAACATATATAATTTCTAGGTTCAGGAGGATCATCTCTGGTTTCTAATGTAGCCCACCATTCAATATTGGATCCATCGTCGCAGCCAAAGTCAGCAACCACTTCCAGACTGTCTAGAAAGGTATCATACTCATATAGCAAGTCTCTTATAAATTGAGTATGATTGTAACTTTCCTGCGAATTTTTAAACAGACCCATTTTGTAAAACCTCAATAACTAATTTTTCTTTCAGGGGTTTAAGTCTAGATTCTAGTTGGTAACAGGCCTCGGCTAGCTCTTGATCAGACCCCCAGTTTAGATTGTGAATTAAATTTACAGCCCAACGACCACAAGTATCTTTTTCTATTTGTATATCTACAGCATTATTTTTTGGACGAGCTGTAGAGCATAGTGCCCATTCTCGTAATATTTTGTTTGCGTAATCTTTGTAATCCATCACACCACAATATCTTCCATGCCGGCTGTACGCAGTCGTACAACGTGACCTAGCATGAAGTTTTTGCTTTCGAGACCTTTCATAACTCCAAGCCATTTGTTTCTAAGAAGAGCAACTTCGTTAATGATAGTCTCAAAGTCAATGACTTCATCCTCGCCATCTGTATATTTCTCAGCGTCGCGAGCTGTAAGAGCTCGGGCATAAGATTCCAAGTATTTTTGAAAATGCTTTCGTCTAATCTTGCGAAGTTGTATATTAAGATAGTTAAGTACAGCCTCGATCTCCTGAAGCTGGTTAAATCTGTGCTCTGTAATACCCGGTAGATTCGCAGCGGACTTTTCAACATTACCTCGTATAAATGTCTCTGTTTTTGCCTGCGCAAGTTCACCTTCATAATAATCAATGAAGGCCGGAATTTCTCCAAGGTCTGCAACAACACGATTATACCACATTAGTCTTCGTAATCAATTTCTTCGTCTTCGTCGTCGAGATATTCTTCAATGGCACGTTTGGTATAACTATCAGTGCCACCAAATTCTCTTAGCTCTTTGTCGCTTAAATTATCAACAAGCATGCTGACTAAATTGTCAGCGGCTGCTTGTCGTTCTTTGGCAGGAATGTATTCCTTGAGCGTAATATAAGATTCAATTAACACTTCAACATCAATACTCATTCGACAGTTTCCTCTTCTGGTTGAACAGCAGTGGTATCTTTATGTGGGTTAGCAGCAAAGTCTTTCATCACACGATCAAGACTATTATCTTCGTTACGTTCCCAAGCTTTACGAAACTGCTTGATTACTGTACCATCTGCTAGCGTGTATTTAAGACTATTACCTTCTTTCTGTAATAAACCTTTTCCTTCAAACATGTCCACAAGTCCGCTATAAGGATTCATACCGGACTCATAAGGAATCTTGACCTGCACACTTTCAAATGGTTTTGCATAGCGTGTTTTCATGATCTTGCAAGCTGCTCTAATACCTTTTACTTCTGTAACTTTGTTGCCATCTTCATCTTCTTTGAGTTTGAGTTTACGCATAGCAACCACAATTGAACTTGCATAGATAAAGCCTTGTCCACCGCTAATCTTATCGTCCGGATCAAACATATCTTGACTTGCATAGGTATGATTGGTGGCAACTAACCCGATGTTTAAGCTGCCAAACATATTCACACAGTTACGAACCAAGGCAGTTAGTGCTTTGGGCTTACGGCCCATGTCACCTTTCAAGTCGCCGGCTTCGAACTGATTGACATCTGTAGGAGTTAGTAACATGCCCAGACTGTCTAGTACGATTAATACTTTAGGTCTTTGATCTTCAGGTAGTGTTTTGTATTCTTTCACAAACTCGGTGATCATCTTGGCAACATCATCAATCATGGCCATATTGAGTTTGAGAAGTTTGTTCTCACTAGTGTCCACACCGAGTGCGTGTAACCACGCTTCATCAAGTGCGTTCTCAGTATCAATGAGAATAACATATATGCCTTGTTCTTGTGCATTCTTGACGAGATTTCCAGAGCAGATAAAGGATTTACCCGCACCAGATTCGCCAGCAAATACAGTAACCTTACCCATCGGAATGCCCTTATTAAAGTCCCCGCTGATAAGATAGTTAAGAGCGTAGTTGTTTGTGCTGATCCAGTCTGTTGGGTCATTGAATCCCACACTGATACCGTCAATACTTTTTGTAATACTTTTACGAAATTTGCTTACGTCAAATGGTTTAGTTGCCATAATCTTTTTATCCTCATTCTAAAATTAATTTTGCTTTATTTTGTTGTTTAATATTATTATATAAAAGTTTTCTGTAATCAAACAGATGTTGCTCTAAGTTAATAATGTTCCCAATGGGAATTTTTTCTGCCACAAGCTTTATATTGTTTTTACTTGCCCAATCTATTGCTTCTTTACTAAATGGAATAGTTTCGGGCTGACTTAAATTTATTTGAAAAGCGAATTCCAAAGTTTCATAATTGTAATTGTCGGGATTTTCTAAGTTTAGATCAAAAAATCTAAATTTATTATAGAACTGCCTACCAACATACGTATACGCAAATGAAAAATTTACTATATCATTGTTAGTTACCATGTTTTCAACAAATGGATTATGAAACACTTCCCATTTATCTTTAGTTTTAAATTCTATATCAGTAAAGCATGATTCTAATCTATGAACTCCCATGTTAACTTCTTCATAAGGGAAAATATATCCTAATTTACTAAGTGCTTCTGCGATACTAATAGTTCTTATTTCATCAGGATACATTTCGTGTAGCATATGACCAAACTTTGATTTATCTCTAACAGTACTTAATCTAAGTTTATCTATATTAATTTTTTCACATTGTGAAACTACCCAGTCCGAATGAATTTTATTAAGAAATGCCTGATCTAAATATTCAAGGAAATTATTTTTTTGAACAAAACTTTGGTCTGTTAGATAATTTAAGACTTCATTGGTTTTTGTTATAGCCCAATGTAATTCACTTAATTTAGAATCAATATTGGTTACAAAAATGTTATCTACATCAAAAGAATTTTGAGACTTTGTTTCTGTAGTATGAACAAAGTATTCAACAAGGTCATGATTATACTTTACTGAAAAAGGAATAACATCACCTGAATTTTCAAATACTAGTAGTATTTTCATAGGAAAAAATAGTGGGCATTGAGCCCACTATTTTATTACTTTGCTCTGTTACGAATCATAGCCAAGATGTCCTCGGCTCGCTGACTGGAAGGTTTAGCTGGTGCTGCCTGCACTGGAGCAGTAGCGACTGGTGCATCATCCTCTTCATCCACATCAAATGGTGCAGCTGATTGAACTGGAGTAGGAGTAGCGGCTGCTTTTGGTACAGGAGCAGCAGCCTCTACATCGTCGCCGCCACGACCTTGAAAGCCACTGGGCTTGTAGTATTGACTCCAACGATCTGGATCGTATGCTTGTCCATCTACGCTGGCTTCAAACATCTCTTTGAGAACTTTTAATTCTACTTCGCCAGGACGCTTTGGCAAGAAGTCACTTAGGTTATAGAGACCAAAACTATCAATGGCACCTTGTTCTTGTGCTGTTAGTGCAGTCTCTTTACGACTCCACTTGCTAGTTGAATAATCTGCGTAACCACCTTTACTGGTTTTAGTAACAGTAAAATCCAATCCAGCGGTGTAATCTGTAGGCATGCTTTCTAGTTCTGGGTCCATTAGTGCAGCCTTGATTAAATTAAAGATCTGGGGACTAATAACGAATCTACGAATAGGATTCTCAGGTGTTTTGTCGTCCGCTAGTGGATTTTCTCTTACAAAACCTTGGAACAAATATGATTTCTTTTTCCAATACTTGCGACCCATTTCTTCTAGACCTGGATCTTTGAACCAAGTACGAACCTCTGCCAAGATAGGGCAGGCGTCGCCGTACATTTCTACACAAGGTACTTGTACTACAACAGGCTTTGAATCTGCTTGTCCTTTGATGCCTGCAAATGGCAAGCGAATCATCAGTCGCTCAACCCAGAAGAACGAGTTGTTTGTGTTTGCGTCTGGTAAGAATCGAATTTTTGCACTAGAGCCTTCTGGAATGTTCCAGTGTGCATAGATGGCGTTATCGCCTTGTGATTGCCCGCCTTGTGAACGGTTTTCTTGCGCTTGTAGTTTAGCGCGAATTTCTGCTAAAGATGTGGCCATAATGTTTCTCCTTATAAAATGCCATAATGTTTGTGCCTAGATATACAACTGCACCGTGCAATTGTATAACAAATGTATTTAGCGTGTCAAAAGTTTTTTGTTTATTTTTTAATCAAACCACTCAACCAACGAATCATTTCTACATCTTCACTCACAACTGGTTGATCCATTGTTGAAGCACCAACTGGTTGCTGCGGTGGTGTGGGTTGTTGTGGTGCTGGTTGTGTATTAGCATTTTGTTGCTGCATCATTGCAAGCAAGCTTTGGGCAAGTGCTCGTTCACCGTTCGACATCAACCAACCGATGATTGTGTTTCTAATGTCTGCATCTGGTCCTTGTACCTGTGATAATTTTTTTATTGAATTTTGCAAATCTTCTGCATTTAAATCTTGGACGTGATCTATCGCAGCAATACCATCTACACCATCCATACCAGCTGCAATTGGTTTTTGAAATAGTCTTGCTAAATTATCTTCGTCAATGTCGTCTGAATCGGAATCCCAAGTGGTTTCGGTTACACCGGTAGCCCATGATTCAAATTCTGCCGTTTCGGCGGTGTTTGTTCGTTTTCTGTTTTGATAGGCTTTGTACACATATGGTAATGCTTCATTAAATCTATCATCGTAGATCTTTTTAACAAATCTTTCGCGTAATTCATCAATATCTACTTCTTGGTCTACGTCATGCGAATCTGCCAACATATCCATCAACAGTTGTTGTCCTTGACGACCTTGAAACTTTTTTAATTTTTCTTTTACTTCATTATATCTGTGCATAGCAGCCTCAACCATACCGGTTGTTTCTGCATCTTCAAAAGTACGATTACGCATTGAACGAACAAAATGTTTCATGCTGGCCATTTCCTTGACCATTTCGTTGATTAACTTACTGCCTTCGTCGCCAATTGAACCACCGTGGCGTAAATGATTTGCTACTGCTCTTGCGCCATGTAAATTTGTGTAGTCTAGTAGAAATCTTTCGCCTACAGGTGTTTCAATAAACACATGCTCAATCTGTCTAGCACGATCTCCGCGCTTTTCTGGATTGATTTGATCTCGGTGTTTAATAATAATTTTGTGAGTGCCAACATCACCAAAACTCACACGTTTGTTATTGCCCATGCCATATAAACGGCCTTCGCTTATAGCCAATTCATCTTTACTAAAAGTGGCGTCTGTACCGGCCTGTTGTCTAATATCTTTCAAATCCAAGTTACTTCTGTTAATGTCTCTAGTATCAAAAGTTAACATATTTCTACGAGCAAAATTCTTTAAATCGCGTAAAAAGGCAAACCACTCTTTGGATTGTATTTCGTCTAATCCGTCAGTGATATTTGATCCATAATAAATCTTCAAGCTATTTTCATCAATTAGGCTAATTGTAACATTACCAAAGTTTTTACCATCATCGCTAACATAATCAAAATTAAAAAACCTTGCTTGTTCCGGATCTGATACTCTTTGGGCTTTGTCGTCCCCAATATTCACACTGTCAAATCTGCTACGGATTTTATCAAATAGTGCTGCTGATATTTTGTCTAGTTCACGCATAATGTATTATTTATCGTTAAATCATTATAAAAGGCATAGGTGCGATATAATCGTCGGTAGTATCACGCAGTTTTTGATCTAGATCAGCATCATAACTTTGCAATGACTGTATTATTCTAAGCGAAAGCAAGGTAGCGGATACAAGATCATCCGTTTCCCCAATTTTGGCAGCAAATCCTGCGCCGCTGGCTACAAATGTTTTAAGCTCACTGATTAAATTTTTACTACAAATTATCATTTTACGGTTTTCTATTAAATTTTTCAATTTGGCACAAACTGCCAATTTTGTTTTGTTTGTAGTAGTGAACCCTTTCCTATGTATTCTTGCCTGTCCTATTTTGATTGGTTGACTTAAAAAAGTGCCCTTTATGTTCTCTTCGCCAAACTCGGCTATTACAATTAATGCAGCTTCACCCAAAGTGTTATTTTCTACACTGTAATAAATGTCGTTTTGAGTACCCACTGTTTCATAAATGTATTCACATATTTCTTTGAGTATTGTAATTTGTCGTTGTATAGGCGTGCGATTGTGTTGCCATTCTGCAACTTGAATCATGGTTGGCAATTCAAAAACTTGTATAGCTGCATAATCTCCCCCGGTACCCAAGCTGGGATCTAAACCAATTGCATAAGTACGATTTTTTTGAGGTTTTTGAAACCAACGCACTTGGCCCTGTAGTTCTACAGGATCACGCCCTTCAAGTTCTGATAAAGTAATACTGTTAATAAGTGTTTCGTCATAAATCAGAAACTCGCAACCGTGTTCACGTCTAAAACGTTCCTCACCAATTCTACCAATTTCTTCAGCTTTCCATTGTTCGTCCCTGTCAGGATGCTCCCACCATGCAGCCTGATATCCTTTGAATCCATTTACGCCCAGGCCATCTGCTCTGGGATTGCCAAATTCGTCTATTATTTTGTTTGCCTGTTTCCAAATATATGCAAATTGATCTTCGTCACTGTTAGGAGTGCTAGTAATAATAGCTTTACCACCGGTACTGAGTGTGGGCGATATACTTGTCCAAAACTCTTTGGCAATAGTGGGCCTGACGAATGCAAATTCGTCACAGTAGAGTAAAGTAATACTCATACCTCGGCCAGTGGTTTCAGTGGTTGTTTGACTTACAATTCTTGATCCATTTTCAAAATCAATCGACCCTTTGTTATAACTGGTAACACCGGCTCTGATCCAGTCCGGGCATAATTCGTAAGCATAGCGCACACGTTGCATGATTTCTTGGGCACCGGTGTATTTGTGTGCTGCAATCAATATTGTTGAATCTGGCCTAAACATGGCAAACCATAACAGGTAACCAGCTGCACTTGTGGTTTTACCTGTTTGTCTGGGCATTAGGCTAATACTGAATCTGTTGTTGTGATAAGTATCTATAAGCTTTCTTTGATATTCAAAAGGTTCGTACAACATTTTACCTTTTACAGGATGCTGTATATAAAAATAATTGCTCATAAAATACTCAGGACCTGAATCAGGATCTGCACATCTGGCAAATTCTAATATCTGGTCCTCGGTCATGTTGACTTTTTGATACGGACTCTTTATAATACTATCATTAGGCTTTAACATAATTTTACTTATGGCTCATACTCTACTT